GTTCGTGACAACCGCAGGACGGTTATCAGACTCAGGGGCCACAGTCAGCTTGCCAGCCAACTTGGACACATACTCTTGGTCCATGCGCTTCAACTGGCGCTCGGTCAGTGTGACCTTTGTGCCATCGCGCTTTTCCCACGTCAGCTTTTCAGCCTTGGCAGGGGTGACGAGTTTGGTTTCGTAGATCGCAGTCTTGGGGATGCCCATCTTGACCAGCTTCTCGGCCATCTCAGCCTCGGGTAGCGCCCATGCACGGGAGCCACGACCGTGGACCAGCTTGAGGCCGGGGATGGTCTGACCAGACTCCAGGCGGCGCAGGGCTTCCTTCTCCACACCTTCGAGGAGTTGGCGCATCAGGGGAGCAGCTTCCATGATCTGACGGATCTGGGCATCGTCCATCGTGGATGGATCTTTATCGGCACTTTGTTGTGCGACATCGAGTGTTTGCGTTACGACAGGCTGGAACATGATCCCGACCTCCTTCATTACGTTACTTGCCAGCGCGTTGCATGAACCCTTGGCACGGCAGAATTTACATTGACTTTCACCCGGTACAAGCGGTGCATCTGGTTTGTCAGTTGCAGCAGCTTGCGAGATGATTGTACCCATGTTGTTGAGCAAGTCACGCACAGAAACATCATGCGATGTAATAGCAGGCATCCCACGCAGCGCCAGCTTGGGCTGGATGATGGTCATGCGAACCGTCTTGTACGGGTAGTCACCGTTGACGGGCAGCTTAAAGCCAGCCAGCACCCCATAGGCGTACTGTTCAAGCTGCATGTTGCCTTCGGCTGTGACGACACCCATGCCGTCCTTGTAGTCGATCAGTTCGATGGTGTCACCACCAAGAATCTGCACGTCCACGGTGCCCGACAGGTCAGAGCGACCCAGCAAGTGCTCGGGGTCCACACGAGTCTCGGTGATCACTTTGCAATAGCCAAAGTGTTCAACCTTGCGCTTCTGAATGTAATCAACAGCGACCTTGACTCGTTCGGCTCGGCCAGCGTCAACCACAAAGTCACCCTCGTGGTCTTCAAACTTGGCACCGACTTGCGTCATTGGGTCAATGAAGCGGTCGTTCTGAATGCAGTACTCAAGCAGCGTGTGGCTGTGTGTGCCATCGGCAGCAGCGGGGCCGCTACCGGTGTCAGGGTACTTGGCCTCCTCTCGGATGCTGCCGGGGCACAAGGCCCAGCGGCTGCGCTTCGATGGGGACAGTTGGGCGTGGGTGCTCACTTCAGCCCCTCAACGCCAGCGAACAACTGACCGTAGTGCTCGGGCTTCACATCGTTGATGTTCTGATAGCCCATGCCAGTCAGAACACCTTGGATCTGAGCACCCTTTTGTGGTCCAAGCGCCTTGTAGGACGACATGACGTAGTCAATCAGCCCTTTGGGGTCGCTAAACGGTGCGCCAGTGGCAACAGGTGCTGGCGCTGGGGCCACGAACGATGGGGGCGCTGGCATGACCGGGGCAGCAGCCACGGGTGCGGGGGCCATTGATGTACCAACAGGGTAATTCTTAGCCTCCTCTGCTGACACAACGATGTGCATAGGAACGGGGGCAGCTTGTACCACAGGGGCTGGTGCTGGTGCAACAGGTGCGGGTGCTGCTACATTGCTGGACTCCAGCTTGGCAGTCAGGGCAACCACGGCAGCGGTCAGGGCTTCAATTTTCTGTTCGAGTGACATAAAGTTTCTCCAGTTTACGGATTACAGGGGGTTGGATTGTGAGGCGATCTTCAACGAAAGCCTCGACGATTTCACGATGCACTTCGCTCGGTGTCCCGATCTTCTGTGCCTTGTCATGAAACTTGGTGCGCGTCTTGTCTGTCACTCGGACAGTCATGAACGCTGATTTGGGTTGGTTGGTGCGCATGAATAAATTCCTTAACCGTTGACGCAGTGTAGCAGACTTGTGCTACGATTGTACAACAGTTTTGAAAAATTATTTTCAGGCAAAGAAAAACCCCGTGGTTTGTGGACCACGGGGCTTGAAGGAGAAACTCCATGAACAAAGCGTCGGCAACTGCAATCACCAACGGGTCCATTTTATGACAGCACCGCAGACTGTGCAATCTCATCCTGCGTCAGTTGACGCCTACATCAGACACGGATGGTCACTTGTGCCCATCCCAGCCAACACCAAGGGGCCACGCACCCCAGGGTGGAACCTGCGAGAGAACGCCCTCAAGGCCCAAGGCGATCTGCCACCGGGCTACGGCATCGGCTTGGCCCATGCGTACAGCGGCACGATGGCCCTTGACATCGACAACTGGACCGTCACCACCAGCCTGCTGGCAGAGCATGGCCTTGACCTCGATGCCCTCTACGCTGCACCCGATGCTGTGGTGATCAACTCGGGCAAGCCGGGACACGGCAAGCTGCTGTACTCAATGCCCTTCGGCGCTGCGCTGCCGTCGAAGAAGATCATGCACGGGGGCATCACGGCCTACGAACTGCGCTGCGCCACGGTGAGTGGTCTGACGGTGCAGGACGTGCTGCCACCGTCCATACACCCCGAGACACTGCAACCGTACCACTGGGCAGGCCACGGCCACTGGACCCGTCTGCCCATCATCCCCCAGGGTCTGCTGGACCTGTGGAGTGGGCTGCTGGCGCAGGACAAAGAGCGCACTATCGCCACGGACGGCTCGATTGATGCCTCGTGGGAGGAGATCAGGCAAGCACTCGATGCCGTACCCGCTGACTGCACCCGAGATGAGTGGGTGGGCATCGGTATGGCGCTGCACTGGGCAGGCACACAGACCGACCAGCTTGAGCAGGCGCTGTCTCTGTGGAACGAGTGGAGCGCCACGGCCCAGACCAAGTACCCCGGTGAGCGTGAGATCCTGACCCAGTGGATCAGCTTCAAGCCTGACAAGGCCACCGCTGTCAAGTTGGGGACACTCTTTCACATTGCCAAGCAGCACGGCTGGAGCAGACCCCTGCCCGATGCGTCCGAGTTGTTCAGCAAGATCGAAGTGCCTGCGATGGAGCCGGTCCATGTGCTTGACGGTCTGCGACCCAAGCCGCCCGAGATGGACTTGAGCGTGTGGCCCACCATCCTGCGCCAGCGGTCGCAAGAAATCTCGGAAAGCGTGGGCTGCGACCCTTTGGTCCCTTTGTTCGCTGGGTTGGCCGCTGTCTGCGGGGTGATTGATGCCCGTATGCGGTTGGAACTCATGCCGGGGTTTAAGGTGCCCCCGGTGCTGTGGCTCATGACTTTGGGCGACCCAGCGGACAAGAAGTCACCCGGTTCACGTCCGATGTTGTCTCCACTGAAGAACATCGAAGCAGAGGACCGTCCCCGCTACGGCAAGGAACTGCTGGACTGGGAGGGCAAGGAAGCGGCCTACGCCAGTGCCAAGAAGGCATTCCTCGAATGGTCATCTTCACCCGATGCCCTGCTGGGCGCAGATCAAGCCCCACCTGTGCCCGAGATGCCACCCCAGCCCGTCCCCCTGAAGATCACGGTCAGTGACATCACGAGTCAGAAGCTGGTGCGCTCGGCTGCTGATCGTCCTCGTGGCCTGCTGTGCCACTTGGACGAGATGAATAGCTGGGTGCGCAAGCTGACAGACAAGACCAGCGGAGAAGACCGGTCGGCGTGGGTTGTCAGCTACGAGTCAGAGCACTACGAGATGGACCGGGTGGGCGCTGGGTCGATCCACTGCGAGAACCTGGCCGTGAGCATCTATGGGAACATCCAGCCAGCGGTGTTTCGGGCCAGCATCGGGCCGCTGTCGGCTGACGGCCTGCTGCAACGCTTTATTCCTGCCATCCTGCGCGGCAGCAAGACCAAGCTGGGCAATCCTGTGCCCGAGTACCTGACCAGTGCAGCGGCCTGGGAGAACACCCTGCGCCTGACCTATGCGCTGCCCCCACAGACCTACCAACTGTCGCCCGAGGCGTACACCGTGTTTCGTGAGTTTCAGACATGGTACGAGTCGGCCAAGCAGGATGAGCGGGTGCTGGACAGCGGGCCTGAGTACATGACAGCCTTCGGTAAGTTGGAAGGCTTAGCTGGCCGGTTGATCCTGCTGTTCCACGTCATCGAGTCCCCATTCAGTTCACAGGTTGCCCCCGATGTTGTCCACAGGGTGATCTCATTCGTGCGGGGTTACGTGATCCCCGCCTACCGCTACGCACTGGGCGAGGTGGGCGGTGCGATCAACAACGACTTCGACCAGTGGGTGATTGACCACATCATCCAGAACAGCGCCGACATGACCATGATCGACCTGCGCACCCTCAAACGGTCAGCACGGCGTAAGCTGGACGGCAAGACCGAGTGGCAAAAGGATCAGATGGTCATGGACGCCATGCTGGTGCTGGAGCAGGCCGGGTGGGCTGTCAAGATCGAGGAGGAACTGCACAAGCACCGGGCCATGTGGGCCATCAATCCGAGTTTGGCGACCATGTTCAAGGATTACCGGGAGACAGTGATCAAGGCCAAGCAGCGCCATGCGGATTACATCTACCGCTACGCCTACGAGAAGGGCAAGGAGCGCAAAATTGTCAAGGGGTATGACCCTGACACGATGGAATGAGAAAAGGGACCACTGGTCCCTTTTTGTTAGCTGGTGAAAAATTTGCGCCAACACTGGGCACAGATCCACCGGGTCGGTGACATCTGCACCCCACCCTCGGGCAGTCGGTCACGCTTGCAGTCGGTGCAGGGCTTCATTTCTCAATCGCCTCCAAGTTGACCATCTGCGATTGGAAATACAGCGCGAAGCTGGCGCGGGTGTCGTTCTGGAAGGGCATTTTGTTGACGCGCTCCATCATCTCGCTCATGGCCGTGTTCCAGCCCGACAGGAACACATGAAGGGCTGCGTCATCCTCAGACAGTTCAAGGTGGCCGTACAGGGCCTGGAAGTGGGCAAATGGGTTCATGATTTTCACCTTTGACGGTTGGTTCGATGGTTTAGAAATTGGCACTCGACGGTTAGTTCGATGCCTTAGTTTAGATGGCCGATGGTTGGTTCGATGCCTTAGTTTCAATGGCCGATGGTTGGTTCGATGCCTTAGTTTCAATGGCTTTCGGTCGCCCTCGGGGCCGCTTGGGGGCGGCGGGCACGGCGGCGGGCGTCAGCGCGTCCAGCAGGGCAGGGGCGATAGCGTCCAGGGTCCCCAGGACGTCCAGCAGGCGAACGGCGGCGGCGCTGGGGGCGCGGGTCCCGGCGGTCCATTTTCGAAGGGTGAACACGGGGACCCCCAGCAGACCAGCGGCGCGGGTTTCGTCCAGGGCGCGGCGGGCGATCAGGTCCGCCAGGTCCTGGGCAAACCTGGGCAGGGCAGGGGCGGGGTTTTGTGGGTCAATCATGGGCAGGCTTTCGAGGGGTCAAAAAAGCCCCCAGGGATCGCCTGGGGGACGGGTTAGGGGTTAGGGTTTGACCAATGACGCGATCAGCAGAAGCAGGGCGCGGATAGCGGCGAAGATCAAGGAAATAATGACAGACAGGGTGATCAATCGATACCCCCCAAAAAAGCCCGCTCATGACGGGCGGCGTAAAGATCTGTTTTCAATTGTTCGATTTCGTTTGTCGCCTCGCCAAGTGCCTTTTGTAGATCTGCGATCCTGGCAAACAGGGCAGCGGTTCCGGTGAACCCTTCAGAATACGCTAGGGCTTCAGCTTCAGCAGCGGGCAGCTTCATGAGATCCAGGGGCATGATTTCATCCTTTCAGGGGGTGTACAGGTTTTGGGTTTTGGGCGGCGTCCAGGACCTGGGCGAAGCGGTCCAGGCCGATACGGTCAACGGTTAGGTCCAGATCCACCAGGGCAGCGGCGCGGGCCTGGGTTACGGTTAGGTCCCTGGACGATACAGGGACACCCTTGTAACTGGCGGTGACCCGGCAAACCCGATAACCGCCCACGGGGTCCGATATCGTCCATTCACCCTTACCCGCCAGGACGGGGTCACGGTGCAAAGCTAAGCGCCAGGACCTGGACCCGCGAATAAAAATGATCGGGTGATACTGGACGGGTTCGCGCACGTCATTGGCGCGGATCATGTTGAAAATCAATTTTTTGGCCATGATTTCATCCTTTCAATATCGGGATTACCCGGCGAGCTTTCGCATCAGTGACGGCGGCGCGGGTCCCGTGCGCACGAAACCCAATAATTACCTGGCGATCAGGGATCGCGCAAAGCCCGCAGGATTGACAGGTGATGTCATCTCGGACCTGGGCAGGGCAGACAATAATTGTCCGCCCAGCGGGGGTGTAAGTCTTGGGCGGGGTGTCCATTGGCACAATGGCGCACACTGGGCCGGCATCAGCTTCCACCAGGGCATCAGCTTCCCCAGCGTCATCAGCGCTCAAATTGACAGTAAACCCCCAGTCATTCGAGTGCCGGACCCAGTCCAGGGCATCAGCGGTTTTTTTATGGGTGTAAGTAAACCCACGGCGTCCAATATTGGCGCGGACGATCTCACCCAGGGCGGCGGGGTCCAGGTCTTCCCCAGATCCTGGCAGATCGCCCGCTATATTGTGACGCCAAAGGGTCCCAGCGGGCAGGGCAGCGATTGACGCGCAAAGATCCGCCAGGGTCCCGCCCCTGGCGGGGACTTTGTCCCAGGTCATCCGGGTATAGTAATCCTCCGCATAACAGTCCGCCCGATAATGCGGGCAGGACGGCGGGCAGGTGTCCCGCTCACTGTAAGTAACGGGAATCGGTCCAGTTTTGCGATTAGCGGACACGGCAACAAAATGATAGGCGGGCATTATTTGATCCTTTCAAGGGCTTCAGTGATCAGGGCGGCGGCGTAATCCAGGGACCCAGCGGCGCGTTTATCGGAAAATTCGCAGCGCGGACCCCGCAGGCGGGCAGCGCCAGATTTAACGGCGTCCAGGATATGACGCAGATCATCAGCGTCCAGGGGCTGAACCTGGGGCGCTGGGTTATCGGTGATGGTCACCAGGGTGAAATGCTCGCGCATAAATTTAGCGTCAATCATGATCAGGCCCCCTTCCTGGCAGACACGCGCACCACGTGGAAGGGTGAACCCTGCGAAGTGTGAGCGGTGATCAATTGGCGGGACGGGTTGAATTTAGCGGCGACAGCTTCCCAATCGATCGATTCACGCCCTGGGCAGAATGACACGGCGACACGGTGAGCGGTTCCGTCAATGCTGGGCAGATCCGCAGCGATCAATTCAGCCTTGATGGCTTTTTCTTCAGCAGACAGATCTGCGATCTGGGCCTTGATCAGCGCTAGGCGGTCAACCAGGGCAGACAGGATTACAGGGGTTTCGATAGGTGCATTCATGAGAATCTCCAGGTTACAGGGTTACGGGTTACAGGGTGAAAAGAAACAGGGTCAACAGGTACAGGGCGATCAGCGCCAGGGCAGCGCCTGCCCAGATCGCCAGGGGTGAGGGTTCGCGCTCGACTGGGGCGGGGTGCAAGTCGACGTAATTCAAATTGTGACGGTTCATGAGGATCTCCAGGTTACGGGTTACAGGTGACCAGGTTTGCACCTGGTCAGGGTTACATCAGCAAATGAATTCGGGGTGATCGGTGACGCCGTACTGTGTAGCTGCGGCCAAAATTTCCAACTTGCTTTGTGTGCTGCGAGATGCACGGTATAACGCAGATAGAGCACGGGCTACGAAGTCAGCGCCCAGGCCTGCGGCGCGGTATTGTGCGATCTTGTTTAATTCGCGGGTTTCGGATTTGTTCATGAGGATCTCCAGGTTACGGGTTACAGGGTGCCGGATCTGTTCCGGTGATGTAATTCTAACCCAGCGGGTTAGCATGTCAACAGGTACGATGAAATAAATTCATCAGGACAAACCCTAACCCAGCGGGTAAGGGTTCTGGGGTGCTTTTTGGGGGTGGTGACACTTTGCCCTTTTGGTTCTAGGGGTTCGTTTTGTAGTTTGCTTAATCCTTGTGCAATTTGAAAAGTGTCTAATTTTCGCCTTGCCTGCGCGAAAGGTGAAACTGTCGCCACGGACCCCAAAACCCCTCAAAATCACCCAGCGGGTCAACCCTTCCCCAGGATTCCCCCAGATCCCCTGGGTTCAATTAACCCGCTGGGTCAACCCTTCCCCGGACCCCTTGGAATAATTGAACCCAGGGGATCTGGGGGAATCCTGCGCGATCATGAGCGCCAGGATCAGCGGATAACCTGGACCCGCTGGGTGAGCGATCCCCTGGACCCGCTGGGCGGCGCTGGACCCGGCGGGTGATCGATCAGCGGCGCGGCGGCGCTGGGTTCCGAGGGGGCGGGGGAGGGCCGGAGCCGGGTGGTCCGTTGGCAGGGCGGCACCACAGAACCTGTGAAAAATTTTTCAAAAAGTAAAAACCCAATGGGTACGCTTATCCCGGTATTCTCACGTTACACAACACCATCCGCATGTGATAGCATCAGTACCACTATGAAACAAGAGAACACCTCGTTTGTAGGCACGGCTGTCGCCAGTGAAAACCAACTGCCCAACTGGCTAACCGTGCCTGACCCAGAACCCCTCAGAACATCGAAGGCGGCGAAAGCGTTGCTGCATGTCGAATATGAGCAGATCTTCGAGCGGGTCGTGGAGGACATCTACAGGGGCCGGTCCCTTCAATCGCTGATTGAGGATGACCACAGGGCCATTTCGTATGAGGATTTCCTGCGCTGGGTCAAGCGTGACGCTGTTCGCCATGAACGGTTCAAAGAAGCGCAGGAGATGCGCACTGAGTTCTTGGCCGGGGAGATCCTAGAGATTGCCGATGGGGTGGAGTCGGTAGACCCACACTCGAACGATACGGTCAACCGGGACAAGCTGCGCATCGACACGCGCAAATGGCTCATGGGTGCGCACAATCGCAAACGCTACGGCGAGACAAAACAGATTGAACTGGGTGGCACCATCTCCATTACTGAGGCGCTGGCGCAGGCCCAGGCTCGGGTGATCGAGGGTGAGGTGCTGGATGTGTCGGACGTGACACCAAGACTGGGGAACGACAATGATTAAGCTGATGATTACCCTTGGGTGCGCGAACCTCGTACTTGTTGTTTTTGGTCTGTGGAAGTTGATCGAGTTGATCATTGGAGCGTTTTGATGCAGAAGCCCCGGTACAGCCCAGAAGATGAGCAGACGCTCATGGCCCAGCTTTGGAGTCCGTCTATCAAGGACGACCCCGAGGCGTTCGTTCTCTTTGCGTTTCCTTGGGGGCAGAAGAACACCCCACTCGAACACTTTAAAGCCCCGCGCGCATGGCAGAGGAGGACGCTGCGCAGGATACGGGACTTCATCAGAGAGAACCGGGGCAAGCTGAGTAACGAGGAGCTGATCGACGCCATGCGCAGGGCCGTGTCCTCTGGCCGGGGTGTGGGTAAGTCAGCACTGGTTAGCTGGTTGATCCTGTGGATGCTGTCCACTCGCATAGGCTCGTCTGTCATCGTGTCGGCCAACAGCGAGAACCAGTTGCGTAAAGTGACGTGGGGTGAGTTGACCAAGTGGGTCACCATGAGCCTGAACGCGCACTGGTGGGAACCCACGGCCACAAGCCTGAACCCGGCGCAGTGGTTGACTGAACTGGTCGAGAGGGACTTGAGGAAAGGCACCCGGTACTGGGGAGCCGAGGGTAAGCTGTGGTCCGAGGAGAACCCGGACGCCTATGCCGGTGTCCACAACATGGACGGCATGATGGTGATCTTTGACGAGGCCAGCGGTATCCCCGACAGCATCTGGTCCGTGGCTGCGGGCTTCTTTACCGAGAACATCTTGGACCGGTACTGGCTAGCGTTTAGCAACGGTCGTCGCAACACCGGGTACTTCTACGAAGCGGTGGACGGCAGCAAACGGGAGTTCTGGGAGAGCGAGAAGATCGACGCCCGCACAGTCGAGGGCACCGACAAGAGCATCTACCAGCAGATCATCAACGAGTACGGTGAGGACAGCGATGAGGCGCGGGTCGAGGTCTATGGCGACTTTCCCAAGAGCGGCCAAGACCAGTTCATCGCACCACACAGCGTGGATGACGCCATGAAGCGGCCACAGTACAAGGACATGACCGCGCCCATCATCGTAGGCGTTGACCCGGCCCGTGGCGGCATGGACAGCACCGTGATCGCCGTGCGCCGTGGGCGTGACATCGTGGCGATCAAGCGGTTCAAGGGCGAAGACACCATGAGCGTGGTGGGCCACGTCATCGACGCCATCGAGGAGTACCGGCCAGCGTTGACCGTGATCGACGAGGGTGGTCTGGGCTACGGCATCCTTGACAGATTGACCGAGCAGAAGTACAAAGTGCGTGGGGTCAACTTCGGCTGGAAAGCCAAAAACCCGACAATGTGGGGCAACAAGCGGGCCGAGATCTGGGGTGCGATGCGCGACTGGCTCAAGACCGCCAGCATCCCGCAGGACAGACTGCTTAAAAACGATCTGACCGGCCCGATGAAGAAGCCCAACTCGGCAGGTACCATCTTTTTGGAAGGCAAGAAGGAAATGAAAGCCCGTGGACTGGCCTCACCTGACGCAGCCGATGCGATTGCCGTGACATTCGCACATCCCGTGGCACATCGGGAGTACAATGACCGAACAACCACCCGGCGCAACGCTCAAAACGGCGCTGCCCTCACTTCTTGGATGGGGTCATAATGGCTACGAAAAAAGGCGTTTCACTCTCTGTCGGTCGTGGCGAAAAGCTGCCCGTATCCAAGGGCGCAGGCTTGACAGAAAAAGGCCGCGCCAAGTACAACCGCGAGACTGGCTCCAATCTCAAGGCTCCGGCACCGAACCCCAAGACAAAAGCCGACCAAGGCCGTAAAGACTCGTTCTGCGCCCGCATGGAAGGGGTTGTCAAAAACGCCAAAGGTCCAGCAGAACGGGCCAAGGCATCACTCAAACGATGGAAGTGCTGATCATGGCTACGAAACCTGGACTCTACGCAAACATCAACGCCAAACGCGCCCGTATTGCCGCAGGCAGCGGCGAAAAGATGCGCAAACCCGGCGCTGCTGGCGCACCCACGGCCAAAGACTTCAAAGAGTCGGCCAAAACTGCCAAAAAGCCAACCAAGGGGAAGTGATGCCACTCGTTAAATCCAAATCCTCAGAGGCGTTTCGCAAGAATGTGAAGGCCGAGATCGCTGCTGGCAAGCCTGTCAAGCAGGCCGTGGCGATTGCTTACTCAGTCAAGCGCGAAGCTGCCAAAAAACCAACAATGAAGACCAAAAAATGAGCCTCCAAGCCCTGCAAGACTGCCTGATCGTGCGCCCAGACATGGAAAAACATGAACTTTTCATTCTGTTGCGCGAGAAACAAACTGGCACGGGTGTGGTAATCTCCGCTGGTCCTGACGCCAAGGACGTGAAAGTCGGCGACAAGGTGCTATTTGGTGATTCCATCGGTCAAGACCTAAAATACGAGGGTGACAACCTTCTGGTCATGAGGGAATCACACACCCTCGGAGTATTTGACGCATGAAAGACACCACCGGAATCGTAGCCGCAGCCAATGTGGCAAAAAACGGACCGTATCCGTCAAAAGGCGGTTCCGAGGAAATTCTGACCGTTGCCCGTTCACGCATGAAGACGGCGATGGCTGCGTTTTCCGAGACACGGGAAGACGAA